ACCGTTAAATGCAACAACGATAACCGCTTCCATATCAGTGGCACTTACTTTGTTTTTCTTTGCGCCACCGCGTTTTTGTTCGGTAACATATTCCTGAAAACGTTTCATAGTTAACTCCGTAGTGCTTTGTTTAGAACTATTTATAATATTGAACTACATCAATTCGCCAGCACTAAACAAATCTTTTTTGTTAACCTTTCCAATTTGACCTTTATCAAATACAGGACTATCATCGCCAAAAGATACTGAAGGTTTAGGCATAGAGTTAGCAACAGCTTGACCTTGTGTAATACCTCTTTGCGCACTATCTTCAAGATCATATATTTGCATTTTTGCTCTATCAATACCAACAACGAAACGACGATAATGGCTTAAGTCACCCCAACGGTTTTTAAGTTGTTTAATCATTAATTGTCCAAGACCATCAAGTTCTTCAGATGTAATCAAACCAAGGATACAATCCGCGGTGTGAGTAATACCCATTGACTCAGATGTGTTTGTCAAATCAACATCAGTATTACCATAGCCATCTCTATTGAACTGAGATGATGTAATCACTGCACAATTATATTCCATAGCAAGACCACGAATTTCTTCAGCGATTGATTTTACTAATGTATATGAATTAGCAGCCGCGGCACCTTTAACTCGAGATGATGCGCAAATGTTCAAATAGTCAATCATAATAACATCTGGTTTGAAGTTACGTTTCATACGTAGCTCTGTTAATAAATGTCGGAAGTGACCAGTGTGAGCTGAACCTGTTGGATATTCTTTAACAACGAGTTTACCAGTGGTTTTACCTTTGATGCGTTCCATTCTTTTATTATATACATCACGTGGCATTTCTGATACTTCATCAATAGTAACGCCCATCATATTAGCATCAATACGTTCAGAGATACGTTCCTCTGCCATTTCCATTGTAATATATAATACGTTTTTACCAGCAAGTAATGCCGAAGCAGCCGCATGACATTTGACCAATGATTTACCACCACCGGTTGTAGCCAATAGAACTGTCATAGATTTACGTGGTAAGCCACCTTTGGTAATCTTGTTGAGCAATTCAATATCAAAAGGAATACGCTCTTCTTTCTTATGGTAAAAGTCATACCGTGACTCATAATCTTCAAGGTAATCGTGACCAACCGAGCTATCAAAACTAATACTAAGTGAGTCTTGTAATAGAGCAGGGAGACCGTCTTTACCGAGTTCGGCTTCTGATCCATCAACTACAAGGATCGCTTTACGAATTGCATTATATAAATCGCGATCTTGGCAGAACTTTTCAGTTTCTTTTACAAGCCATTCTTGGTCTGTATCGTTATCTCGTTTGAGTGTATCAACTGAAGCCATTACACTTTTGTATGACTCTTCGTTTAAATCTTTACGTTTGTCAAGTGTTAGTTTGAGTACCTCGACTGAAGGAGGATCTCTATATTCTTCAACGTAACTTGAATACGTTTCAAATATTTTCTTGTGGTTGTTATCCTCAAAGTAATCTGTTTTAATATACGGATATACTTTACGAAAATAATCTTCGTTAAATACTAAGTTACTTAATACTGTGTTCTCTATCATTATTAATTCCAGTGGCTGAGTTGAATATGGCGGCTCTGTAATTGAACCGCCATACTTTTATAATATTACATTTAGTTAAAAATGTCAACTACTTTTTTCAATCTTCAAGATCTTCAAGTACGGCATCGAGTTCTTCTGACGATACCTCATCATCGCGCATAATAGCACCTGACGCGCCAATAGTAAATGCATCTTTGATATATTGACCAAAGTTTGTTTTCTCAAACATCATTAACCAAAACTCTTTATTGTCGTTTACTTCTTTTGCTCTCATTAGCTTTTCAGAAATAACCTCACCTGTTTCTGGATTAATTGCTTCATACCAACCAACTTTTGGTTTGTTGAGGTAACCACCTTTTTCAGCCACATCCATTAGACCTGACCATTTGACGATACCACCATCCCAAGATACTGAGATTGGAATTTTTGATTTCTCTTTAACGTGTCGAGATTTCTCAATATTAATAACAAAGTGATAACCTTTAATTTCAGTACCAACCTTATCCTGTTGACGACCAATAATCCAAATGGCATCAGCGGAATAATAAATCCCTGTACCACCAGATACGATAGCTTTTGGAAACAAACCAATCTCTTGGTAAGTATGGTTAACCGCAATCAGAGGAATATCTTTAAGATTAAGATGCGGTGTTACAATACGGAATAATGATTTGAGCGCTTTCGCTCTTGACATATCCGCAACTGATTTACCATCAAGTGCATCTCCAACCTCTTTCTTTGAAGCCAAGTTACCAACTGAGTCAATAACAATAACTACATTGTCCTTCTTATCGACTTGGTCGAGCTGTTGGGCAATATCAAATTTGAGTTCTTCAACGTTAGTAATTGGTGTATGAACAACTCTATCCATATCAATACCAAAGCTTTCAAAGTACGCTTGTGGCGTACCAAACTCTGCATCATAAAATAACAAAACAGCATCTTTGTTTCGTTTCATAAAAGCACCTGCCATCAACAATGCGAATGCTGACTTAAAGTGTTTTGATGGTCCAGCTAATACCAATAGTCCGGGTGTTAAACCACCATCAATTCTTCCTGATAAAGCAACGTTTACCATTGGAACTTCTGTTGGCGCCATATCTTTTTTACCATATACTTTTGATTCCATTAATGGCGCTGTCATTTTAATTGTGCTGTTTTTTACAAGTTTGTCTAAGAGACTCATATTAACTACCTTCTACTATTGATTTCAGTTTACTCTTATAGGCCTCAATCTTACTTACGCGATCAGGCCAATAAATTGTTGATTTTTCAGAATTCTTACATAGATTATCTAAGAATGGTGTGACGGATTTAAATAACAGTTCTAATCTATATTCAAGGTCGTCAGCCGCGAGTTTAGCATCAGTGAGTTGATCCTCAAGTGTTTGCTTCTCGCTGCTGACCTTTTGAATGGCGTCCTTGGCTTCAGCTTCTTTTTCTTGAAGCTCTTCATCAATAAAGCTGAAACCAAAGTCAAAGTCTAGAACTTCTTCGTAGACTTTATTAGCCATTTGCTAGTTCCTTAAAAATAGATAGATCGTCATCATCATCGTCCATTGACATTCCTTGCGATGCGCTAGTCTCTGGCATTGCTTCTTTTAGGGTAGGTTCTGGAGCTGACTTGCTAGTATTACCGAAGCTGCTCAAATCTAAATCATCATCTTGCTCAGCTGTTGCTGGAATATTGGCTTCTTCACCAAGTGCAAGTACACGGTATAGTTTTGTTTTCAATTCGGCATACGATTTGAAGTTCTTTGGATCAACCAATTCTTGCAGCTTGTGCTGTTGATTCCATAGACCTTCGATTACTGAGTCATCATCGGCAATAGGCGATGGTTGGTCAAACTCAGATTTGTCATAGTTAGGATATCCTTCAAACTTACGAATTTTCAAACGGAAGTTTGCGCCTTCCCAGAAGTCAAACGGATTTACCGGACGTTCGTCTTCAAACGTTGGGTTCATCAAATCGTTTAGCTTGTCAAAGATCTTTTTACCAAACTGGTACATAAAGACTTTGCCATCATTTTCAGGGTTTGCACCGTCTTTTACGACAAGGATATTAGCCACGTACTTTAATCGACGCTTTTGTTTACGAGCCAATTCTTTATCAGACTCGAGACCAGAGTTCCACAACTTTGAGTTGTATTCTGATACCGGATCGTCTTGGTTGACTGTTGTAAGTGAGTTTTCAATATACCATAATCCTGTTGGTCCTTGAAAACCGTGGTCCCAGATGCGAACGAATGGCATCTCTTCGCCTTGCGCTGCTGGCAAGAATCGAATAATAGCAAAACCGTTACCCGCTTTATCGCGTGTTGGTTTCCACATTTTACCTTCGTTGGGATCTGAATAGCTCTTCGTTTGAATTTTCTCGAGCTGTGAGTTCAATTTATTTAGAGAAGCTGAACGATTCTTCTTAAGTGCGTTGAAATCCATTGACATGGTTATATCTCCTAATTTTGCTGTGTATAGCGTTTGTTTATATTGCGATGTATTTGTCGTTAAGCCGACCATCTATTTATATTAGAAAAAGTGTTCACGTATGATATTTTTAAACTTTTTCTGTTCGATTTCCAAGAAAGGATAGTATTTCTTAGATAACCTTATTATATCACTTGCTACGATTTTGTCAACTACTTTTTGGTCCCAATACGAAAAAATATTTGCGCAATGAGTTAAAATAGTAAATGTCTCAAGTGTTATTTGCCGTTGAATATAGAGAGTCATAATAGCTGGATGCTGTCCTTTGACAGACACAAAGTTATCTTGGTATTCGTCTCTAAGTTTATTAAGATCGTCTTTAACGACGCGTGATAATGAATCCCGTTTCTTGGTCCATTCCACATAACGATCTTCTCCTTGTTGCTCAAGGATTTCCCTAATCCATACGTTTGGTTTAACTATCATGTTAGCCATTAACAATTTTTCAGGGTCTTCCTTTTGAGCAAGTTTATGAAAAAAGAAAACGTCATTGCGAGTACGGTATGTATCGAACGACGCTCTAATTTTTCCTCTGTACTTATGATAATCGTAACCGTCAGTAGTAAAATGCTTTTTCATAGCAAGGTACTTTACATAACAGTTAAACGATTCCTCATTCGCAAAGCTCTGTGATGTCTTGATCATCTTTAATCACCATTTTCATTTTCACTGCTTCAGTCCTAACTTTCTCTTTTAGGATAGAAGACTTTTTGACTATATCGGCTACTGCCTCTATTTCCAATCCATTTTGACGCGCGTATTCAACTAACGCATCAATATAATTAACTCCGTTTGACAACATGCTTGAAATCTCGTGGTGTACCTTTTCAGGTGTACGAGGGTTAATAACCTTTTCTTTTGGATCTACGATCGCAATTGTTCTGTCCATGTTAGCCATTCAATGATTTCACTCCAGATAGCCAGTTTTCAGCGGCGCTTTCTGCCCAATGAATTGACTTACCTTCATATACTTCTTCCTGAATAAATTCTTCATTAATAAAAAACCTGCAGCCACTGCCATTTGCTGTATTAAAATATTCAGCTTTAAGTGTCTTGCCTGCCTTTTCCATTATAATAGTGTCGCCTGCCATTTTACTTTCCTTAATATTTGAAGTTGATTTCATTGAGCCACAGTTAGAGCAATATGTAACAGTTACTTTAAAATGATAACCGCCAATTTCTATATACTCATAACCTTGATTTATAACTACTATATCACAACAACCATAGAGTGTCAACCGTTAATCTCCGCAAAAAGTACATTATTTACATAATCATCTTTGTCTTCTTCAGTAATACCCATAGCGAGTATAGACCTATGAAGGTGCGGATTTTTCTTTTGGTTAAAACAATATTTGTTTAGTAGAGGTGATGTATCTCGTTTTGACTCAAATGCCATATCATCTATGTTATCTAAATAATAATCAACGAGATCAGATGTTACAGCAATAAATTGGTCAAGTTCTTTATCAGTATTAATATTGCCAACAGCAATCATTGATTCTGAAAAGATTTCTTTTGCCCAATCTGGTAGTTCTCTTGGTTTATTCCATTCTAAGTCTTTAACTTTATTAGCCATGTAAGTACTATATGGATGCTCAACACCATGCAGCGGAGAGAAATCCATAAAAGAACCTGTAATCTTTTTTGGACCAGCAACAATATCAAACCCTAAGATTGGCAATTCTAAACCAGCTGCAGGGAATACGTTAACATGCATTAACCAAAGACCTTTACCATCTGCTGGTACGATAGTCTTTAAGTGTGCTTTATCTACTTGATCCGAATGCCAAAACCTATCATCCCAATCTTTGAAATGAAGATCAGCCATAGCAGGTTCGTCGTACTCAGTAAAGTTATCTTGGAATTTGCCGCGTATGTGAGCAGCATAATCGTTTAATCTATCCCATAATGGAGTCATCGGTTTTTCTTACGTTCTCTTCGGAGTCTTGCAAATTCATTTAACAGACGCGTTTCTCTAATAGCTTTCATAATACTTCGGCGTTTACGTGCCGATACATCTCGAGCAATACGTTCAGCCCTCGGCTTTGGTTTAAGGTCAATCGTGTCTAGTGCATCATCTTGCATGTTAATCTCCTTATATGTTTTGGTTTATAATAGTATTTTATAACAAATAGCTGAGAATGTCAACTGTTATTTAGATAACTCG